CCCGCCGAACTGGCGGTGCTGCTCGCCCGCGCTTACGAAATCGGCGCACGCGCCTGACCCCCATCCCCTCCCTCCCGCCCCCGCAAGGTTCGCCTTCGGGGGCGTTCGCATTTCTACACATGGCAAACGACAAGAAATCCAACCCCTCCTTCATCTCGCCCCGTGGTGTGTTCGTCTACCCGGCCCTCAACAAGCCCGACTACGGCACCAAGGAGTACCCGAAGCCGGACGGCGAATACAAGGTCACCCTCCGCGTCCCCGAATCGGTCGCCAAGGCGTGGCGCAATGGTCCCCTGAAGGCCATCATCGAACAGGCCCGCGAGGAAGCCGAAGCCGCATGGGCGAAGCTGCCTGTGGCGACCCGCAAGAAGCTCAAGGAAATGACCTGGAACGAGGTCGGCACCGACGAGTACGACAAGGAGACCGAAGAGCCCACCGGCTTCGTCCTGTTCAAGTTCGCCATGAAGGCGAGCGGTGTCCGCAAGAAGGACAACTCGCCGTGGTCGCAGAAGCCCACCATCTTCGACAGCAAGGGCGTGACCCTGGCGAAGCCCCCGCAGATTTGGGGCGGCTCCGAAGGCAAGGTGTCGGTGGAGGCATCGGCCTACTTCATCCCTGGCACGGGCGCCGCTGGCGTCTCGCTCCGCCTCAAGGCCGTGCAGCTCCTGAAGCTGGTCTCGGGTGGTCAGAAGGACGCCGCAGGCTACGGCTTCGCGGCTGAAGAAGACGGCTTCGACGCCAGCGAGTACAGCGCTCCGGAAGGCGAAGGCGCTCCGAGCGACGACGCAGGCGCACCCGCCGATGGCGATCCGGCGGAGTTCTAAGGCTCCGACCCGCAGCCGCAATGTGCTGACCTACCGCTCCGGTCTGGAGGAAAAGGTAGCGAAACAGATTGCGGATGCGGGTATCGAGGTGGTGTACGAGGACAAAAAAGAAGTCATCCCGTACATCACCCCGGCTGAGCCCCACAAGTACACCCCTGACTTCAAGCTGCCCAACGGGATCATCGTTGAGACCAAGGGCATCTTCGACGCGACCGACCGCAAGAAGCACCTGCTCGTGCGCGAACAGCACCCGAGCAAGGACATCCGGTTCGTCTTCAGCAATTCCAAGGCGAAGCTCTACAAGGGCTCGCCCACGACCTATGCCGCCTGGTGCATCAAGAACGGCTTCAAGTACGCCGACAAGCTGATCCCCGCCGCATGGTTCAACGAGTAACCCATGGCAACGTTTAAGAGTCGGGACAAGACCGACTACATCGCAATTCACTGCTCGGCCACGAAGCCGAGTCAAGACATCGGCGCCGCTGACATCGACCGCTGGCATCGCGCCAAGGGATGGAACGGCATCGGCTACCACTTCGTCATCAAGCGAGACGGCACCATCGAGAAGGGCCGACCGCAGGACGCCGTGGGTGCCCATGTGGAGAACTTCAACGCCACCTCGGTGGGCATCTGCATGGTCGGCGGGGTCTCCGAGGCCAACACCGCCAAGGCCCAGGACAACTTCACGCCGGACCAATACGTCTCTCTCCTGGCACTCGTCAAGCAGCTCACGAAGGACTACCCGAAAGCCACGGTGCAGGGTCACCGCGACTTCCCGAAGGTAGCCAAGGACTGCCCGAGCTTCGACGCGAAGGCATGGTGGGCCAAGCTGGCATGAGCGTGATCGTTGACCGCGAGGTGGAGTACCACGGCGCCGAGTTCGTGAGCCAGGGCAACACTCTCTCCGCAGTTCAAGCGGCCTACAACAAAGCCATTCTCAACGTCGCCCGCGACGACCGCACACCAGTTCAACTGGAGGTGGTCATCCGGGTGTCCCCGAAGGAAACCCAATGAAAGACATCATCGGCACGCCCATCGCTGTGGGCGATAGCGTTGCCACAGACGTGACCTACCGCCGCTCCTCGCGGCTCCGCGTGGGCGTCATCACGGCAGCAGAAGGCGACTACATCAAGGTGACCTACGATCTTCAAGGCCGCAAGCAATCCGTGGGGCGCAGGCCTTCGGGCGTGGTGAAGGTCAACGGCAAGGAAACGCTTTCCGAAGCGCAGCCCTAACTGGAATCTCCGCAGGCAATGAGTGAGTCTGCGGGTTCTCCTTCAGGTACTTGATGGCGATCTTCACCATGAGCAACGGGTCGTCTGAGTCTGCCTTCGGGCATAGCCCTGTGTCGGACCTCTTGGCCTCTGCGGCTTCTGCCACAAGAGCGCCAAAGGATGCGTCCAAAAAGGCAGCGCAGTAGCCCGACTTGAATGCATCTTGCTGAACCGTCAGCGGCGCTGGCTTTAGCAACGCAGCTTCACACGTAGAGAGCAAAAAACCGCCATTCACCTCAATGGCCTGAGCGCTCCCCCACAACGCCATCAAGGCGCCCCCGAGGGCAACCGCCCTCATCACTTTCTGTTTTTTCATGCCACCCATTCTAGGGACGGCCTAACCACGCCCAAAGGAATCCACATGTCCCACATCACCCACGGAATCGATTGGTCCAAGCAGCACTGCGGTGTGCGCAAGGCCGACATAGCGACAACGCGGCGCCTGATGCCGGACCTTGTGGACCTCCTGGCGACCTTTCCCGAAGACCCGGAAGACTTCTCCTGGGACGTGAAGGTCCACATGCTGATGCCTCGTCAGTACCCCTGCATCCCCAATTGGCACCTCGACAACGTGCCGCGCCTGAACGGCGTACAGCAGTTCGACAAGGTGCAGCCGGGCCTCCCGATGTACCTGTGGCTTTCCGGCCCGCCGCTCACGCAGTTCAGTGGCGGTTACGTGGAAGCGGGCAAGTGGCACATGTTCACGCAGAACGACTCGCATCGCGGCTCCCCCGCTGCGGAGCACGGCTGGCGCGGGTTCATCCGGGCAACTCACAGGGACATCCTCGCGCCCCAGTCGGGCGACGACCGGTTGCGCCGCCACACCCAGGTCTACCTCGACGCCGACACCTACGAATGGTGATTTCCCCACCCATTAGGTGACCCCTTCGGGTCGCCCGTTTCTTTTCTCCTCAAGGTTCGCCGGGGTCTCGCAAGGGGCCTCGGCCTTTTTTCGTCTATGGACCGTGACCTCGAAGACAGCGTGTGCATCCAGAAGGGGCCATGCGCGAAATGTGGTTCCTCCGATGGCAACGCCCTCTATTCGGACGGCCACGCCTTCTGCTTCGTTTGCAGCCGCCGCACCCCCGGTGACGGCGAAGCCCCAACAACCAAACAACGAAAGACCCGCATGAGTGACAACCTCATCTCCGGCGACGTGCGGGCACTCCCCAAGCGGGACATCCGCGAAGAGACCTGCGCAAAGTTCGGCTACATGGTCGGACAGTTCAAGGGCGAGACGGTGCAGATCGCCCCGTACCGCAACAAGGACGGCGACCTCGTAGCTCAGAAGCTGCGCAACGCCGACAAGGAGTTCAGCACTCTCGGCGACTTCAAGGAGGTAGCCCTGTTCGGCGCCCACCTGTGGAGCAAGGGCAAGAAGATCGTGGTGACCGAGGGCGAGATTGACTGCATGACGGTCGCCCAGGTGCAGAACCTGAAGTGGCCCGTGGTGTCCGTCCCCAACGGCGCTCAAGGTGCCAAGAAGGCCATCGCCCGAAACCTCGACTACCTCAACGGGTTCGAGGAGGTCATCTTCATGTTCGACATGGACGAGCCTGGCATCGAGGCCGCGAAGGAGTGCGCCGCGCTTCTCCCCGTGGGCAAAGCCAAGATCGCCTCGCTGCCGCTGAAGGACCCGAACGAGCTTCACCTGGCTGGCCGAGGGGCTGAAATTGTTCAGGCTATGTGGAACGCCAAGGACTACCGGCCCGATGGTCTCCTCACGTTCGATGACGTGATCGACCGAATCAAGAAGCCCGTGGAATGGGGCCTGCCCTGGTGGGATGAACGCCTCCATCAACTCACATACGGGCGGCGCTACCGAGAGATTTACACCTTCGGCGCAGGTACTGGCATTGGCAAGACCGATTGGCTGACGCAGCAAATCGCCTTCGACATGGACACGCTCAAACTCCAAGTCGGACTCGTCTTCCTTGAGACGCCTGTAGACGAACTTGGCAAGCGCATCGCGGGGAAGAAGATGGGACACCTGTTCCACATTCCCGATGCCGGGTGGTCCCAAGAGCAGCTCGATGAGGGCTCCGAATGGTTGCGAGGCAAGGGCTCCATCTACGACTCCTTCGGGCAAACCGATTGGGACGTAGTGCGAGGGCACATCCGGTACATGGCGACCGCGCAAGGAATCAAGGTCTTCTACCTCGACCACCTCACTGCGCTGGCTGATACAGCCGACGAAAAGGTGAGTCTTGAACAAATCATGAAGGAGCTTGCCGGGGTTGTGCATGAACTCGGCCTGATCCTGCATTTGGTGTCGCACCTTGCAACCCCGGACCAAGGCCCGCCCCATGAGGAAGGGGGCCGCGTGACCATCCGGCAATTCAAAGGCTCACGAGCTATCGGCTTCTGGAGCAACTTCATGTTCGGCATGGAGCGGAACCAGCAAGCAGAAGACCCCGAGGTAAAGAAGACAACCACGTTCCGGGTCCTCAAGGACCGCAATACGGGTCGCGCCACCGGCGCAACGCTCGGGCTCACCTACGACCGCGATGTGGGCCGTCTCCTCCCCGCTTCCCTGGCTTCTGCCACCTCCCCTTTCCCGGCCGAGCCGGACCCCTTCTGAAACTCAAAAAGGAAACCTCATGAACACGCATGTCCCCGCAAAGAAAGTCTCCACCCTCGTCTGCCCGGAAGTCTCGGTCTCCGTGATGGAAGCCTTGACGCCGCAGGCCCGCTCCCTGTTCGCCCACCTGAACGTCCACCGCAGCGTGACGCAGCGCGAGGCCATGATCGAGCTGGGCGTGCAGAGCCTGACGAAGCGCATCTCCGAGCTGCGGAAGCACTTCGTGATCGTGAGCGACATCCGCGTCCACAAGACCACCGGCCAGCGCTACTGCCGGTACTTCTTCAAGGGCCTCAAGCCGATCAAGCAAGTTGCCGCTGATGTGGCCCGCCCGATGCCGGACCTCACCGCCCTGGAACGCGAAGCCGCATGAAGGTAAGCGTTATCGACACCTCCACGGTGTGGATGCGCAACAAGCTGATAGCGGCACAGATCGAATGCCTTCCCTCGGACACCCCTATCGATCCCACTGAGCACCGCTGGTGGGGACTGTACGTGGGCACTGAACTGGCGGGCTTCGCGTCCCTCGACCCGGAAACCGGATACCTCTCCCGCGCAGGGGTCCTCCCGGCATTCCGGGGTCGCGGCGGACAACTCAAGCTCATCAAGGCACGCGAGAAAGCCGCTCGCGCACTCGGCCTCACCCTCCTCACCTCCGACACCTACAACAACCCCGCATCGGCGAACAACCTGATTGCCTGCGGGTTCCGCATGTACCAGCCATCGTTCCCGGTGGATGGCGTGTGCTACTGGCGCAAGCCCCTCCAATGAACCCACCAATGCATCTCCGATTGGCGGATGCGGTGTACGACACGGAAACCAACGGACTCCTCGATGAAGTCACGGTGATTCACTGTGGCGTCATCCACGACCGCCGCACGGGCAAGAGCAAACGCTACGCCCCCGAGGACATCACCGCGATGTACCTCGACCTCCGCGAAATGGCCCTACATGGGCTGACCCTGGCAGCTCACAACGGCATCAAGTACGACTCCCCCGTGATGCGAAAGCTAGTGCTGAACTATGTCGGTTCGGTGTGGGAGGCCGCAGACTTCGACATCCCTCAGGAACAACTCGTGGACACCCTCGTGTTGTCGCGCCTGGTCTGGCCTGACATCAAGGAGGACGACAAGAAGCTCCTCAAGTCGGGGCGCCTCCCCGGCAAGCTGTGGGGGTCCCACTCGCTGAAGGCGTGGGGCTACCGCCTGGGTCTCCTGAAAGGCGAATACGGCGAGGTCGAAGACGCTTGGGTGAGGTTCACCCCCGAGATGCTCGACTACTGCGAGCAAGACGTTGCAGTCACGGTCCGCCTGCTGGAGACCATCGAGCGCAAGTTGGAGAAGACCAACTGCGCCCCAGAGCGTGCCCGCGACATCGAACACAAAACAGCCTGGCTCATCGCCCAGCAGGAGCGCAACGGCTTCACCTTCAACGAAGCCGCTGGCCGCTCCCTCTATCTGCTCCTCATCAAGAAGCGCACGGAAATCGAAGCCCGTCTGAAGGAGTGGTTCCCGCCCTGGAAGAAGGACATGGGCGAGTTCATCCCCAAGGTGAACAACAAGACGCTCGGCTACGTGAAGGGCGTGCCCGTCCGCAAATACAAGGACATGGTGTTCAACCCCGGCTCGCGCGACCACATCGCAGAGCGGTTGATGACCTTGTTTGGGTGGGAGCCAACCGTGTTCACCGATGGCGGGAAGCCCAAGGTGGACGAAGACACCATCGACGGCCTTCCCTATCCGCCGATCAAGGACCTCCTCGAATACCTAATGATCCAGAAGCGGATCGGCATGGTGGGCGATGGAGACAACGCATGGCTCAAGCTCGTTAAGAACGGACGCATTCATGGCTCGGTCAACACAAACGGCGCGGTTACTGGGCGGGCCACGCACGCCTATCCCAACGTCGCCCAAACGCCCGCTTCCAAGTCTCCTTATGGCAAGGACTGCCGGGCCTTGTTCGGGGTGCCTGAGGGCTGGTTGCTTGTCGGAGCTGACGCCTCCGGCCTGGAGCTGCGGTGTCTTGCCCACTTCATGGCCCGCTATGACGGCGGCGCCTACGTCAAGGTCCTCCTCGAAGGAGATGTCCACAGCCTGAACCAAAAGGCTGCGGGCCTGCCGACACGCGACGATGCCAAGACCTTCATCTACGCCTACCTTTACGGAGCTGGCGACGAGAAGATAGGAAAAATCGTCAAGGGCACCGCCGCCCACGGCAAGAAGTTGAAGGCCAACTTCCTTGCGAAGACCCCGGCGCTCAAGTACCTCAAGGATGCCGTAGCGGCTGCTGCGAAGCGCGGCTACATCGTCGGCTTGGATGGTCGGCACATCCCGATCCGCTCGGCTCACGCGGCCCTGAACTCGTTGCTCCAGTCTGCGGGTGCGCTGATCTGCAAGCAGTGGCTCATCTTCTTGGAAGAGGCGCTGCAGGCTCGCGGGTTGAAGCACGGTTGGGACGGGGACTACTGCTTCTGCGCATGGGTCCACGACGAAGTGCAGATCGCGTGCCGAACCCCAGAGGTCGCCGCAATCGTGGCCGAACTGGCGCCGCTCATGGTCGCCAAGGCAGGCGAGTCTTTCAACCTGCGTTGTCCCCTTGCGGGTGAAGCCAAGGTGGGCAAGACCTGGGCGGAGACGCACTGATGGACCAGCAAACGCTCGACACCCTCTATGCGCTCTACCTGGCACCACGAACGGTGCAGTCCGACTTCGCACGCCAGTGGGCGGAGCAACTC